CACGACCGACGAGCTGCTGTGCAACCTGCGCTTTCGTCACCATGTTTGCGTTGCTGTCCTCAAACCGGCCTTTTTCAACATTCAATTCTTCTAGTGCGCTAATTTCCGTGTTTAGATTTCTGATCTCATCCATTTTTGCGTTGTACGTTTCCATGCTGTGCGCATCAAGTGCTTTCTGCGCTTCATCAAGCAGACTAGCGCGCCGGTTTTTCAGTTCATAAATGCGTTCCATTCTGTTTTGTCCTCCTGTTTAAAATCTGTTTTGCTCTATGGTTAACTGCGCTCTCGCCAGTTCCCACGCTTCGTGATTTACTGCTTTCAGATGCCTGAGCAACTCGCCGGTGTTCACCGTAGTACTACTCAGGCTGTTATAGATAGTGCGCATCCCCCGGACGATCCCATTCATAGTGTTATCGTCCGTTTCCTCTTTGGAAAAGAGCACGCCGTCCGCAAATCCCAGATCGACTGCTTTTTTTGCGCCCATCCATGTTTCTTCATCCATGAGCCGGGAAATCTCCTCACGCGGCTTTCCGGTTTTGGCTGCATAGGCATTGACGATCGTCTCCTTGACCTCCGTAAGGACTCTGATCGCTTTCTCCATGTCCTTTACTTCGCCCTCCGCGTAGGTCAGCGGATTGTGAATCATCATAACGGACGTGGGTGACATCAGAATTTCATCCCCCGCCATGGCAATGACGGACGCGGCGGAAATTGCGCTACCATCCACCTTAACTGTCACCTTTCCCTTATGCTCTCTGAGGGCTGTATAGATGACGGACGCCGCAATGCATTCGCCGCCGTTCGAGTTAATCCAGACGGTGATGTCCTGACCGTCCATCTTGCGGATTTCCTCCCTGATTCCTTTGGCAGTCTGCTCTTCTTCTCCGAAAATCCACGCCCAAAGGCTCTCCTCCATCTGAATCGGGCCTTCGATACGAATCTCCGGCGCACCCGTCTCCTCATTTTTTACAACATTCCAAAACTTCATTTCTTGCCTCCGTTCTCCGCGCGTTTTTCGCTGAGCTGCGCAAACTGGTCGAGCGGCACATAGTTCAGGCTGGCATACCGGGCGTCTCCGCCTTCCACATCCGGCATATCCTCTAGATCGCGGATATCATTGACGGAGAAAGCACCAATCTCTCGCATATTACGGTACCAGCTTCCACGGCTTTCGCTGTCGCCGCGAAGTTCCGCCATCATGTTCCGCTTGATCCACATGCCCCGGCTGAGTTCGCTGTCGAAGAGTAGTTTATAACTGTCCTCCTCCTCATATTGGGAGATGTAGGGATGAATTGTTCCGGAGATGTATTCGATCCCGTTTTGCTCGTTTGAATCATAGCTCTGCTTCCCGGCACCCAGTTTATAAAGGGGCACGCCGAAGAAGCGGGAAATATCTTCCACTGTGACAGCCTTGCTCTCAATAAACTGCGCATCTTTGTTGGAAATTGATATCGGCTGGTATTTCATACCGAGGTCCAGCACTGCCGTGCGAAAAGAATTGTCTACGCCGCTATGGATTCTTTCCCATTCGGCGCGCACTTTGTCTTTTGCTTCCTTGGCGAGGCTCGTATCGATTGTAAGCACGCCGGAGGGCTGTGCATTCATGGAGTAAAATTTATTTTCGTACCGCTGCGCGGCTCTAGCCGTGCTTATCGTCTCCTGAGCGCGGGTAAGCACAGAAATTCCCGTGATTCCATCTTCGCTATACGCCTTGTAGTGGAGTACGTCGAATTGATTGAGCCTGCGCATTTCTCCCGTGCGCGGATTGGTATATAAATACCATAGTTTCCCTGATGTATCGAAGAAAGGCTCTATACTGTAATATGGAACTGGGATCAGTTCGCGCGGCCTTGCATTGATTGAATCCCGCACGATGATCTGATAACCGTTTCCACCCAAAAGGATATTGCAGTGCGTCAACTTTTTGGCGACGCTCGGTGTCATTGCCTCATTAGGGCGCACTGACAAAAGATGCGCCAGCGGATGGTTCTTGAGTTTTGCTTTTGTATTCCCGTCAATTACGTAAACTGGCAATTTGCTGATGGTGTTTGATAAAACTTCCACGCAAGCGTTCACCGCCGACAGCTTCATGGATTTGCTTTCGCTGATCGTGCCCGTATCCCATGAGGCTGCGTCTGAAAGTGTCAGCGTTGTCCCGCTGGGTGCGCGTGCCTGATTAGACGCTTTATGGTTTACGGCTCTGTCAAAAATCACGGCGCATCACCTCCCGTTCCGGTATATCCGCGGCTCCAGATCACAGCCCCCGCTATGCACTCTGCTCCCGCAGCGATCCATGCGGCAGGGAGGTAAATTATGGATATTCCATAAGCAATCAAAATTGCCCCAATAATGGCTAGTAAATCCGGAACTGCATTAAGCAGTGCCGTCTTACATCGACCAATTATTATCCAAAATCGCTGCATTTTTATCAACCACCTTATCCGATAACAACCAGGCCGCCATAGATATGATCCAGGCAACCGCAATATCGATTCTGCCGATAGATTTATTTTTCATCGGCTTCATATTTTCATTTCCATCTACCGCGCACCTGACGTTTCCAAAGCACCAGCGTGCACACGGATTTTTCGGGTGTTTCATTACCCGCTTTCGCAACAGCTTTTCCAATTCCTTCATCGCGCCTGACAGCCCCTGCATAGTTTGCGGAATTTCAACAACCGTTGTTACGCCTTCAAGGTGCTGGCTGATACTTCTGCTGAGCCATGGGTCAGCCCCAACCATCTTCACTTGATACTCTTCGCAGCATTTCACGATCTCTCCTTCGATAAAATCAAAGTCAATCACATTGCCCGGTGTGATTTCAACATATCCTTTTTCAGCCCATTCACGGAAGGGCATGTGATCTCTCTTTTCCCGCTCGGTAAGTTTTTCTTCCGTTATCCAGGCTTTAAAGATCGCATACCAGGTATCTAGCCCAATTTGCGGCGGAAATAATAAAACAAACGCTGTAAGATCTGTTGTGGTAGATAGGTCTAATCCTCCTACGCACGTCTTTCCCTTCAGCGTTTCAAACGTTATTTCTTTTTCTGACTTATCAAATAACGGAATTGGAAGCCATCCGACCGTCTTTGTAGATATCCACTGATTTAGACGCAGCCAGCGAAAATTGCGCTCCTCCGCCTCGCTTCCTTTTGCCTGCTTTGCTTCCAAAGCAATCTTTTCTTCTTTGAGCGTTTCACCCAATGAGGGATTGCAAGCATACCACGTTTTGGGATCGAATATATCGATTTTTGCACATTCGTCCGGATCATCTGGCATGCCCCATATGAACGGTAGCCAGTTCTCGTAATCTACATTTCCATCAATATTACCTTTTCGGAATTCTAAGATTCCACGCGCCCGTTTATGGATTTCCCATCCAATGGATTGACGATCCGGATCATCACCCGCTGTCGTCAGTACGATCCAGACAGGCTGCTCACGTGCATCTCCTGCGCCAAACGTCATAACGTCCCATAGTTCGCGGGTTGGTTGCGCGTGCAACTCGTCGAAAATCACGCAGCTAGGCTTGTAACCATGCTTTGAAAATGCCTCACTGGACATGACTTTCATAATAGTCTGTGTTTCTTTGTCAATGATTTCCTTGGTGGATTCCCTAATTTTTGCTCGTTTTTTGAGAAACGGACACTGTTCGATCATGGCAAGTGCGACGTTAAAAACGATGCTTGCATTTTGTTTATCTGCGGCACAGATATACACCTCTCCGCGAATCTCCCCATCGGCGAAGGTGTGGTAGAGGCCTAGCGCTGCCGACAACTCCGACTTGCCGTTTTTCTTCGGAATTTCAAGGTAAAGGTATTCATACTTCCGATATCCATCCTCTTTGAGTGTTCCGTAGAACTCCCGGACGGCTTTTGCCTGCCATTCCATCGGAATAAACGGCTTTCCTGCCCACTTTCCATCAGTGTGCTTCAGACATTGGATAAAATCTAAGACGAATTCTGCGGATTCTTCATTGTACATTGCTACCTCTGCGCACGCCTCTGAAGAAGCTGCTGCATCGGATCCTCCTCTTCTTCAATTGGCTTTTTGGGTATGGACCGCAAGGCGGCCGCCCCGGGCATCAAGCATTCTTTTTCGATTTCAAGCATCATTTTGCGCTTCGCCTGAATTTGTTTATCAATCGCGATTACCTGTGCTTGCAAGGTCGCTAAGGTTTTAAAATAGTCAATATCCGGATCAATGTCCGGACTATCCTCAAAATCTTTAACTCGCTGACAAAACATCTCGCGTTTTTCTTCAAAGTCAATGCACTCGGCATAGATCTGACAATAGCGGTTAATAACATTCGCATTTAAATCATCATTTTTATCGATTTTTTCAAGGAGTTTTTTAATCCGCAGAAACTCTTTGTGGGCAATGTTGTTCTGCTTCACCTGTGGCTTTTCACGCATTGCCTGTCCAGTAAGCAGAGCTTCTTCTGCCTTTTTTCTCTGGGCCTTTTCAGCTTTAGTTCGATGGGATCTCTTTTCTGTTTCCAGTACAACTATCGGTTTCGGCGGCGTTGGCATTTTTATCACACTCCTATTGCAAGGCTGATGTGGGAATTTTTTTTGCGCAGAGGTGCCTGAACGGTCTTGCCCTTTGCAAATCGTCATTTTGTTTGGGTGGGGGGGATTGATTTCGCTTTTCTCCCGAATCCTCCATCTTCTCGCGCCGTTTTTTGACTATGATGACTGTCACATAATCCCTGCCAATTGGATTTGTCCCAAAAGATACTCTGGTTCCCCTTGTGTGGAATAATATGATCGACCTGCGTCGCTGGTACGAGCTGACCTATTTTCGCGCACTCAGCGCACCAAGGATGAGCACGCAAAAACTCCTTTGCTTGTTTGCTCCACTTGTATGTGTAGCCTCTTTGATAAGCGGAAGGCCTCTGAACCGTTGACCGCACCGCATGAGTTTCGCAATATCTAGTCCGCGTAAGCGCGGTGCATCCCGGATAGTTGCATGGCCGCAGCGGTTTCATCGGCATCTAAATCCCTCCATATTAATTTCTGAGAAATCCCTATAAAAAAGGAAACGCGCGGCAATTCACCGGGCGTTTCCTCTGCTTTATGCACTTTTCTATGGTTTTTATTATATCACGTTTTTTGAAATATTTCGTCCGCGATTTGTCCGCGCTCAGAATATGTTGTAGACTGTCAGAATCAATCGTCTACGGCACCATAAAAAGCCCGAGCAAATTTCCTGATAGCATCACGCCTGGTGTTATAAATCCATGTTCGTTCATAATGTTTTTCCCTACGGAGGTAATCCACTGGATTTTCCACTTGATCAATAAAAAAGGCTGTCGCAACCTCTCTTTCTTTTTCCGTCAGAGCAGAGAGCGCCCGTTTCACTCTGCGCAGTTCTCGTTTGTTCTGCTTTAGGATCCGTTCCTTCTCGTCAATGTTTGCAATCAGGTTTATCATTGCATCTTCTGCGCGAGATATTCTGGATCCCGGAACGGCCAGTGCGTCAAAGCTACAGGTTTTTAGCGAGGTCTGACGCTCTCTTAGCTCTGCAAGTTCTTCCTCCAGATTTCTAACTCCGACAAGTTTACTATGATACTTTTGCATTTTATCAATTGCATAGTATTCATAATTCACGCCCGCTCACTCCTTTTTAGAGCCGATTCCGGCTCTGCCTGAATTTTATTTACTATTTTCACAATTTCATTAATTTTTTTGATGCAGATATTTATTGCCTCCATACAAGTACGCGCGTCGGCTCTGCTATCATGCATTAGCCCCTGATTATTTGAGGGACGGAGTTTGATGTTGATTTCCTCAATCTGTTTACTCAATCCCGCTCGCCTCCTGATGTGGTTTTCTAATTCCTTCTATTCTCTCTTTTAGCCGATCTATCTTCCGCTCGATTTCATGTTCCGTGCACCCATACCCATAAAGCAATTCCATTTGCCAAAGCATGATTTGCACATCTGCGATCTCCTCTTGGATATTTTCCAGAACCTTCATGCCCTTTGCAGCAAGCCGCTCCTCCAGTGGTAAGCGCCGGAATTTGAGTAGGGCCTTGATTAGTTCACTGCACTCCTCGATGCATATATCCGTCTGCGCCTCTCGGCCATATGTATCAATAGCGTCGCAGATCACATCGCAATATTCTTTGGATGTTGTCATTTGTTACACTCCTTTATTTTTTGGTGGGATTCTGCGGGCGGAATTGTGATGCCATAGTATTCCCAGCCCTCGCGCGCCCGCTCATAAACGCCCGCTCGCTGCAAACAGCGATATTTGCATGATGGGCAGTAGCCGGGAGAGATCGGGCAATGTTTGACACCTGCAACCGACTTGACTACGATGAAGCGCAATCTGCACAGAATATTTGCGTGAATATGACTGGTGCAAATTATTTGGAGGGCGAGCTTGCCGGGGTCAAGCTTGATCATGGTTGTTCACTCCTTTTCAAGGTGATCTTGCAAATTTAATCTTTCCGCTCATGTCTCTGTTTTTACGCCCTGCTCGGCTCTCCCAATCTCCGCCTCCCTTTGTGCGCTGTATCTCAAACCAGCCGTCCGCTACATAAACGGTTCCCTCGTGGTGCTCTCCGGTCGAGGCATACGTTATTAAGCCTTTCACCCGTGGCAAATGTTTACGTATGTATTTCCTAGCCATCGCAAGGGCTTTGCTTTCTGCGTAGGGCTCTGTGTCGTCCACAAAATACATGCGTGTTAATTGTAGTAAGTGCTGTTGATCTAGTTTGCGGCTTGTGGGACGCCCCCACATCATTCCTCCTACCCTTTGATTTTGGTCATTTAAAAATTCAAGGCGTAGGACGGCACCAGCAGGGGTAGAATGCAAATAGTGATGTTCCTTTATCCAACAGTCAATCTCGGTTGTGTGCAGTTCGCGCAATATCATCCAAAGTCTCACCCCTTCGGAATTTTAGGTTTTATGCAGGTTTCAAAAATTTTTACAATCCGCTTTGCTGTTGATGGGTAAGTCTTTTGAACGCAACACAAGGCTTCTCCGGGATCAACTTCAATTCCGCATTCATCTGCAAAACTCACAATATGGTTTGCGATTTCTGCATCGTTCGAAATAGCAGCGAGTTCGCATTCAAGCAGCGTTTCCCAGTCATCTTCAAAGTCGGCAAAATATCCAAAATTTTGATAAATTAAATCAATTGCGCTTTTTAATGTCGCGTTTCGGTCGATTGCAGTTTCACATGAAATTTTGCTAAGTAAATAATCCGGCTTGATTCTCCGGCACAATCCAAAAAATGATTCTTTCCCCGGCGTTGGAACCCACTGGTAAGAATAATTTCCACAGTCAGACATGATCTGTAAGCGATAATTGATTGTGTCAAATTCAAAATCTGCCCATAGGCAGGTGCCATAATTAGAATCTCCCTTTTCCTGCTGATAGGAAATTCGCGTAATGCATGGATGATAAATGTTTACTTTTGGCATCTCTATTCTTTCTCCCTTCCAAATAATTCCGCAATTCCCTTAAAAATCGGATAGAACTGCGCTGGAACTACCGCATTTCCTAAGCATCTAAGTCTGTCCACCCTGTGGGGAATCCCATGAGCCACTCGACCCACGTCGGGTTCAATTGGCCACCAACATCCGTCCTGGGGCTGCGCGAATTGTTCCCGCCAGATGTGCCTACCGAATCTGCGGCCGTAGGAGTTGTCCACAATTTTACCGCGCCGGAGAGCGTCGTCACTGGCTTGTCGTGATTCCCTGCACTGTACTGATAATCCCCCGATTCCTGCGCTCTCGGGGTGGGCCACATCATAACAAACTCCGCAGGGCTTGGCGTTCTT